AGGCGACAAGGTGCCGTCAATCGCCGGTCTGGCCTGCGAAATCGGCATTCACCGTGACACCTGCCACGATTGGGCGCGGGACAAGGACAAAGAATTTTCCGACATCCTCAAGGCAATCGCGCAAAAGCAAGAGCGCGAATTGCTCAATAATGGCCTCGACGGCACGTTCAATCCGCCGATCACCAAGATGATGCTGTCCAAGCACGGCTACTCTGACGCGACCAAGCAAGAGGTATCCGGCCCGGACGGCGGCGCCATCCCGGTCGAAATCAAGCGAACCATCATCGATCCGAAGGGCTAAGGCATGGCTATCGAAGACCTGCGCGAAATCGGAAACGTGCTATATGAGCGGCGCGCAGACGGCATGCTGTATCCCGTGCGCCGCGTGCGGCCCGATACCGAGGCCCGTGGCGTGCCGCCGCAAGATCCCAGCCTGCTGAACGTCGGCGGCATCGCCGAGAGGCTCGCCCTCCTGAACCAGACCTTCAACCCGGTCGAGGGCATCGGCGGCGCCATGCGGGCCGGAGAGCGCCTGTTCTCGCAGGACGCAGACTACCTGCAACGCATTGAGGCGTTGGGCAGCATGATGTCTGGCGTGGCCGGCATTGCTGCACCTATCGCAGCAGCACGTGCTATCGGTGTGCCTGCTGCCAGCGCGATGATGGAGGGCTTGCTGGGGTTCTCACCCACGACGCAGGCTGCTGGCGACACTATGCGTGCGGCTGGTCGCGATATCGTTGACCGCCTCAATCAGCCCGGTCCCGTGCCGGTGATGTATAGCAACCCGATCCCAGGCGTTGGCAGGAGTGGAGGTCTTGATGACGTGCTGCGTGCTAGGTATCCCGACGTAAAGATCAGCGTGAGTGGTGACGCATCCAAGGGCTATACGCTCAACAGGATTGATGTTCCTAAGTCTCAACGGAACAGCGGCATCGGAACGCAGATCATGCAGGATCTAGTTGATGCGGTTGATGCTCAGGGCGCGACGTTGAAGCTGTCACCATCTGGAGATTTCGGCGGGTCAGTTCCGCGCTTGAAAGAATTTTACAAGCGGTTCGGCTTTGTCGAGAACAAGGGCAAGGCCAAAGATTATGCCATCAGCGAGTCAATGTACCGCACACCAAAGCCGCCAGCGGCGCCAACCCTGCCAACCCCGCGCAACGAAGCCGAAGCGATGGCGCGCGATATTCTCCAGCTTCGCGCCGAAGGTCGCGCTGACGAAGTGACCGAGCAGATGATGGATGCGGCTGACGACCAGTATATGTATTTCAACACGCCTCTGCCGATGGATGCTGCAAGCCGTATGGCGCGGGCCGAGAGAGCGGGCTTCAGACCTGACCAGCCGCTTTATCGCGGAGATGCAAACCCAAACATGCAGGCATTTAACACGGGACAATTCGCGCGAGAGGGCATCGGAGTAACCGCGTCAGACAGCCCAAGCGTAGCGTCAACCTATATGACTGGCAACAACCCAGCTATGTATCCGCTATACGCCCGCGCAGAAAATCCGTTGATGGTTGATGTGGGCGGGCGCAACTGGACTGGCATACCAGCAGAAGCTGAAACAAATTACGGGCGCCTTAACGACGTGTTGCCGCCAGAAAATTACCTTGACGAAGATAACCTGTTTGATCTCATGCAAGGTTCAGGAGTTGATTGGGGTGACGGCACGTCCTCCAGTTTAGCAATGGCGAACACGGATAATGTCTCGCGCGCCGCGCAGTCTGGCGGGTTTGACCAAATCCAATTTCAAAACATCGTTGACCGCGGCGGAGCCGGAAAATACTACACAAGCGCAGTAAATGAACCGCGGACAACGGTAATGACCGCAGATCCCGCCAACGTTCGATCCCGCTTCGCCCGCTTTGACCCAGCGTTTGCCAATCTGCGAAACCTGAGCGCCGGCGTTGGCGGTGCTGCCGTGCTGACGGCTCTCGGCGATGACGCAGAAGCCGGAACGCCAGAGATGCAAATCATTGGCCTTGTCAATCAGGCTGGCATCGCCGGCGCTGCTGAAGCCCTCGGCGTGTCTCGGCGTGACATTGAAGAAGCCATCTCGATTGTGTTGCCACCGAGCCAGTGGGACCAGTTAGTAGTCGGACCCCAATGAACCTAGACATCAACACGCCTCGCTGGGCGCTGCCGATCCTGCAACGCGAGAGCGCCCGCTATATCGGGGCGTTTGGCGGGCGCGGATCTGGCAAGTCAACCTTCTTCGCGGAATGGATCGTGGAGCGGTGCGTGATGCGCAAGACCGACGTGGTCTGCGTGCGCGAGGTGCAGAAGTCGCTGAAGCAGTCGGTCAAGAAGCTGATCGAAAACAAGATCGAGGAGCTTGGCGTCGGTCATCTATTCCAAGTGCAGCAGGCCGAGATCAAATGCCCGCACGGCGGCGTCATCATCTTCCAGGGCATGCAGAACCACACAGCCGACAGCGTGAAGTCGCTGGAGGGGTTCGACATTGCCTGGGTGGAAGAAGCCCAGTCGATCAGCCAGTTCTCGCTGGATCTCCTGCGCCCGACCATCCGCAAGCCCGGCTCGCAACTGCTGTTCAGTTGGAACCCACGCTTTGACACAGACCCGATCGAGGGCCTGCTGCGTAGCACCAACCCGCCGCCTGACAGCGTCATCGTCGAGGTGAACTATACCGACAACCCGTGGTTTCCTGACGTTCTCAAGGACGAAATGGAATACGACAAGCGGCGCGACCCGGACAAATACCTGCACGTCTGGAAGGGCGAATACGTCCGCAACAGCGAAACCCGCGTGTTCAAGAACTGGACCATTGAGGACTTCGAGGCACCGCCTGATGCCGTCCATCGCCTCGGCGCTGACTGGGGCTTTGCCACTGATCCGACCGTCGGCATCCGCTGCCACATTGTGGGACGCAAGCTCTACATCGACCACGAAGCCTATCAGGTGGGCTGCGAGATCGTTGACACGCCTTCGCTGTTCATGACGATCCCCGAGGCTGAACGCTGGCCGATGGTGGCCGACAGCGCGCGGCCCGAGACCATCAGCCACATGCGCAAGAACGGTTTCCCGAAGATCATGCCGGCGGTAAAGGGGCCGAAGTCGGTCGAGGAAGGCGTCGAATGGCTGAAGTCTTTTGACATCGTGGTGCATCCCCGCTGCAAACACACCATCGATGAACTGACGCTCTACAGCTACAAGACCGACCGGGACACGGGCAGCATCTTGCCGATCCTAGAGGACAAGGAAAACCACGTCATCGACGCGCTGCGTTATGCCTGCGAGGGCGCCCGTCGCGTGGCCAAGCAGGACAAGCCGAAGGCCCGCCTCGTCCCCGTCAGCATGCCGATGGCACGGTGATTGATATTCGGATCGACCTGCCGTATACTTCGGCCCAAATATCCAGCGAAAGGCGCGCAACTTGGCCCGCATGACCAGAGACCAGCGGCTTGCAAATGTTCATGCCGAAGCAATGTCAGAGTTTGACACCATCCAAAGCACCATGCGCGATGAGCGTTTGCAGTGCCTGGAGGATCGCCGCTTTTACTCCATCTCGGGCGCGCAGTGGGAGGGCAACCTCTATGAGCAATATCTGAACAAGCCCAAGTTTGAGGTGAACAAGGTTCACCTTGCAGTCATGAGGATCATCAACGAATACCGCAACAACCGCATCACGGTTGACTTCGTGAGCAAGGACGGCACCGACGACGACAAGATGGCCGACGTGTGCGACGGCCTGTTCCGTTCTGACGAGCAGGACAGCGGCGCCAATGAAGCGTACGACAACGCATTTGAGGAGGCTGTCGGCGGTGGCTTCGGTGCGTTCCGCCTGCGTGCTGTCTACGAAGACGAATACGACGAAGAGAACGAAAAGCAGCGCATCCGCATTGAGCCGATCTACGACGCTGACACGACCGTGTTCTTCGATCTGGATGCCAAGCGCCAAGACAAGTCGGACGCGCGCATGTGCTATGTGCTGACGGCGATGACGCCCGATGCCTACCGCGAAGTCTGGGAAGACGACCCGACCACCTGGCCCAAGGGCATCCAGCAGGTGGGGTTTGACTGGGCAACGCCTGATGTCGTCTATGTGGCCGAGGTCTACCGCGTCGAAGAGGCGTCGGAACTGATCCGCATTTTCCAGACCCTCGACGGGCAGGAAGAAAAGTATTCGGAAAAAGACTTCGAGCAAGATCCTGAACTGGAAACGATGCTTGAAGCTGTCGGCACCAAAGAGATCCGCCAGCGCCGTGTGAAGCGCCGCAAGGTGCGCAAGTACATCATGAGCGGCAGCAAGGTTCTGGAGGACAGCGGCTACATTGCCGGCGACCAGATCCCGATCATTCCCGTCTATGGCAAGCGTTGGTTTGTGGACAACGTCGAGCGGTGCATGGGCCATGTGCGCTTGGCCAAGGATGCCCAGCGGCTGAAGAACATGCAGCTTTCCAAGCTGGGCGAGATCAGCGCGCTTTCGACCGTCGAAAAGCCGATCTTCACGCCCGAGCAGGTGGCCGGCCACGAAATGATGTGGTCCGAGGACAACCTCAGAAACTATCCCTACCTGCTCCTGAACACCGTGACTGATGCCAACGGCGGTGAGACGCTTGCCGGCCCGGTCGGCTACACCAAGCCGCCGCAAATCCCGCCTGCGCTGGCTGGCCTGTTGCAGATCACCGAGCAGGACATGAGCGACCTGCTGGGCAAGCCCGACGCTGCCGAGGAGGTCGTCTCCAACATCAGCGGCAAGGCCGTGGAACTGATCCAGCAGCGCCTGGACATGCAGACCTTTATCTACATGTCGAACATGGCAAAAGCCGTGAAGCGTTGCGGTGAGGTCTGGCTGTCGATGGCGCGTGATATCATCGTTGAACCTGGCCGCAAGATGAAGTCGGTTGGCCTCGGCGGTGAGTTGTCCAGCATTGAAATGGGCAAGCCGATGCTCAACCCCAAGACCGGCGAAGTCGAATACGAAAACGACATAAGCCGCGCCAAGTTTGACGTGTCTGCTGAAGTCGGCCCGGCTTCTGCCAGTAAGCGCAGCGCCACTGTCCGCGCGCTGCTGGGAATGATTAACATTACACCAGATCCTGAGACGCAGCAGGTGCTGACCTCGATGGCCATGATGAACATGGACGGCGAGGGCATCGGCGAGGTGCGCGCTTACTTCCGCGACAAGCTGATCAAGATGGGCGTCATCCAGCCGACCGAGCAGGAAGGCGAGAAGCTGTTGGCCGAAATGCAGGCAGCGCAGCAGCCCGATCCGCAGGCGCTTTACCTTCAGGCCGCCGCGATGGAAGCGCAGGCCAAGGCTGGCCAGGCTCAGGCCAATACAGAATACACCTTGGCGCGTGCGGAAGAGACCCGCGCCAAGACCGTTGAGGTGCTTGCTGGCATTCAGCAGAAAGAGCGCACCAACGTCGTGGAAACGGCGAAGGCTCTGCAAGAGACCGTCGCCACCGGAATGCGGCAACCGCCCAGCCGCACAATGTAATGGGTGAGAAAATCGCGAGGATCGCATGACTGAATTGGCAGAACAGATCGAAGAGGACTTTGAAGTCGAGGCTGAAGAAACTGAACTAGAGGCCGAAGATGCCGAGATGGCAGACGAGGCTGAAGGCGAAGGCGATGAGGCCGAAGATGGAGAGGTCGTCATTTCGATTAACGGGGAAGCGCCAGCCCCGGAAGAAGATGAGGAGGCCCGCGCGCCCGATTGGGTTCGTGACCTTCGCAAGCAGTATCGTGAGGAGAAACGTCGAGCCAAGGAGCTTGAACAGCGTCTAGCGCAGGTCGAACAGCGGAACACACCTGGGGTCGCGCCCCTTGGACCGAAGCCAACGCTTGAGAAAGCCGATTACGACACCGACCGATACGAGCGGGAACTGACCGCATGGTACGACAAGAAGCGCCAGCACGACGACCGTGAGGCTGCCATGAAGTCTGAACACCAAGCTGTTCAGAAAGAATGGGAGCGCAAGTTGGAGGGCTACCAGGGGGCGAAGGCCAGCCTGAAAGTGCGTGACTTTGAGTTTGCCGAGGATGTCGTCCAAGACACCCTTAGCGTCATGCAACAGGGAATGATCGTTCAAGGTGCCGAAAACCCGGCTCTTGTCGTTTATGCTCTGGGCAAGAACCCGAAAAAAGCGAAGGAAATCGCTTCCATCACCGATCCCGTGAAGTTCGCCTTTGCGGTTGCGAAATTGGAGACGCAGTTGAAGATCTCGAACCGTAAGGCTCAATCGTCACCCGAGCGCAAGATCAGCGGCACCGCCCGCCCGTCTGGCGCGGTTGACAGCACCCTAGACCGCCTGCGGTCTGAAGCAGAAAAGACTGGCGACTATTCCAAGGTTTTCCAGTATAAGAAGCAGAAGGCCAAGGGCTAACCCCCACACATGAAGGACCACGGAAATGGCTAACGCTTTTTCAAAAGAAGAACGAGTTGCCTTTGAGAACATCCTCGAAGGCTTCAACGATGCGCTGGTAATGTCGCGCAACGTGTCGGTATACAACACCGGCGACGAAATGATGGCCCGCACCAACGACCAGATCTGGCGTCCGCAGCCCTACATTGCGACCTCGATCAACGGCGCACCGCGCACCGACATCTCGGCTCAGTTCGTTGACTTCACGCAGCTTGCTGTTCCGGCCACCATCGGCTTCAGCAAGACCGTGCCGTTTGCTCTGGACGCGAAAGAACTGCGCGACCAGTTGCAGGAAGGCCGCCTCGGCGATTCCGCAAAGCAGAAACTTGCTTCGGACATCAACGTCGCCATCATGAACGTGGCTGCTGCCCAGTCCACCCTCGTCGTGACCCGTTCGGCATCTGCCGGCGGCTACTCGGATGTGGCTGAATGCGACGCTGTGTTCAACGAGCAGGGCGTGCAGATGTTCGACCGTTATCTGGCGCTGTCTTCGCGCTCGTATAACGGCATGGCGTCGGATCTCGCTGGCCGTCAGACCATGACTGGCAAGCCGACCACCGCCTACGAGCGTTCGTTCGTCGGTGAGGTTGCTGGCTTCCAGACCTACAAGATGGACTACGCCAACCGCATCGCGGCCAACACCACCCCGGTCGGCGACATCGACGTAAATGGCGCCAACCAGTACTACACCCCGCGTGCGACCTCGACCGCAGGCACGGGTGAAACCGCCAACGTGGACAACCGCTATCAGTCGCTCAACGTCACCTTGGCAGCCGGTGCTGTCCTGCGTGTCGGCGATGCGTTCAAGATCGCGGGCGTCAACGCGGTGCATCACATCACCAAGGGCGACACTGGCCAAGCCAAGACGTTCCGCGTGATCTCGATCACCTCGGGCGGCGGCACTGCCGGCAACAACACCATCGTCATCTCCCCGCCGATCATCTCGGCTGGTGGTTCGACCGATGCTGAATTGCAGTACAAGAACGTCACTGCAACCCCGGCTGACAACGCTGTCATCACCATCCTGAACGTCGATGCCGCTGACATCAACTGCTTCTGGCAGAAAGACGCTCTGGAAATCCTGCCGGGCCGTTACGCAATCCCCGCTAACGCTGGCGTGGACATCATGCGTGGCACCACCGATCAGGGCATCGAACTGGTGATGCAGAAGTTCTACGACATCAACACCGCCGTCACGAAGTATCGTATGGATACCTTCTTCGGCGTTGTGAACAAGCAGCCCGAAATGTCGGGCATCTTGCTCTTCAATCAGGTTCCCTGATTGTGATCTTTGGGGGCGGGGAAACTCGCCCCCTTCAACCATCTAGGGGTTTAATGCCATGCCGTTGAAAAAAGGTTACAGCCGCACGTCCATCGGTGAGAATATCAAGATGGAAGAGAAGTCGGGCCGCCCGCGCAAGCAGGCCATCGCCATCGCATTGAACACCGCACGCACCGCAGCCATGAAAGCCGGCAAGCCCGGCAAAGCACCGAAGGGGAAGAAATAATGCCGGGTGGTCTTTACGCAAACATCGCAGCCAAGAAGGCGCGCATCAAAGCTGGATCTGGCGAGAAGATGCGCAAGCCTGGCACCAAGGGCGCGCCGACCGCAGCCGCATTCAAGGCATCGGAAAAGACAGCCAAGAAGGGCAAAAAATGACGACCATGCTTTACAAATCTCCCGGCGCGTTCAAGCGGAGCGCGACCGAGACGTTTGATCTGTGCATCGTGGACGATGATAAGATTGAAGCCAGCATCAAGGCTGGCTGGCACTTCACCGTGCGAGAGGCTATTGAGGCCGCCAGCGGTGCTGTGCAAGATCCTGAACCCGAGGACAAGCCGAAGCGTGGCCGTCCGCGCAAATCTGAGGCTCTGTGATGGCATACACCAAGCGCGACATCGTGAACCGGGCATTCGAAGAGATCGGCCTTGCGGGCTATGTCTTTGACTTGGCCCCGCAGCAGTTGGAAGGTGCCTTGCAGCGCCTCGACGCGATGATGGCAACGTGGAACGGCAAGGGCATCCGCCTGCGCTATCCGCTGCCGTCGTCCAACGCTGCCAGCGATCTGGACCAGATCATCGGCGTTCCCGATGACGCGCTTGAAGCCATGCACCTCAATCTGGCCGTGCGCATCGCGCCGGGTTATGGTAAGACAGTTTCACCAGACACGAAGGCCAACGCTCAGATGTCGTACAAGGCGCTGCTGTCCAGGTCGACCTTCCCGACCGAAATGCAGCTTGGCAACATGACGATCCCGAGCGGCCAGGGCAACAAGGGCTGGCGCTATTACAACGACGCATTCCTGCGTCAACCAATTGACCCGCTGACGGTTGGCCCGGACAGCGCATTGACATGGGAATGACGCAATGACCAACATCAATCAGCTTTCTTCGCTTGACACGATCCAGCTTGGCGATCTGCTCGCCGTCTGGGCCACGAATAACGGCGACACGCGCAAGGCCTCGATCAACCTGCTGCTGACCTTCATGCAGGACAACCTGACGCTGCCGGGTTCGCTGACGACGCAATACGCGGCACCCAGCGCTACGGGCTTTTCGGTGACTGTAGCTGTCGGCGACACTTGGCTGTTGCTGACGCCGACGGCCACCTTCGCGGCTGGCACCATCGTGCTGCCCTCGGCGCCGACCGACAAGCAGGAGGTAAGCGTCAACTGCACGCAGATCGTTTCCGCGCTGACGGTCTCGGGCGCGGGTCGAACTGTCACCGGCGCGCCCACCACTTTGGCCGCCGCCAACGCTTTCTTTACGATGCGGTTTGATGCCGCCACCAACGCCTGGTATCGGGTCTCTTAACCAAAGGACAACAGACATGTTCCTCTACGCATCCGCAGTAAGCACTGAAAAAGAAATCCTGATCCCGCGCGGATCGTCCCTGAGCGTGGGCAGTATTGGCGACCAGCCGACGCTGGTTCAGATCGGTGTGCAAACCCCGACCGGCGTGGTCGAACTGCTCAACCGCGCGCAGACATTCGGCCCCTATGCTAACGACCGCGTTGCCACGATCTACAATCGCGGCGCGACGGTGGAATACGATGTCGCCGTGCAGCCCAAGCTGCGCAGCTTCCCTGCTCTGGTGATTGGCTCTGTGACGCCCGTCAGCATCGTGCAGCCAGCGGCTACATTCACCACGCTGACCTATGAGACCAACGCCGGCCTTGTTCGCCTTGTTAGCGCGGGCGCGCATGGCCTGACCGCTGCTGTCGCGGTTGGTGCCAGCGTCTATGTGACCTGGGCGACCGGCACGGGCGTCAACGGGTTCTATGCCGTCACGGCTCTGGATACGGACACCACAGGCCTCAAGATCACCATCAACCTGCCGTTCGTGGCTGGGCTTGGCACGCCGACCGTAGCCGTGGCGAACACTGTCGTCACGCTGGCTTCTGTCACCGTGCCGGGTTCGTCAATGGGCGTCGGCGGCGTCATGTTTATTGAAGCCCTGTTTGGCATGACCAACAGCGCCGTGGCAAAAAATCTAGGAATGAGTTTCGGCGGTAGCGCGTTGCTGACTGTTGCCGCTACAAGCAACGCCAGCGTCGATGTGCAAAAAATCCTCTACAATCGCGGGGCTTCGCAGATAGTAGGCAGCGCAGCGGGCGTGACTGGCCACGGTCTTTCAACGGGTGCGGTTGTATCCCTGTCGGTGGATGCTACTGCTAATCAAGTCTTTGCAATTACCGCGCAGCCCGCCACGGCCAACAACGTCGTGCGCTTGGAAACTTTCCAACTGTCCATCCAATTTTAAGGGGCAGCAATGCAGATCGGCATCATCAACGGGATCTACACGGATGGCTCGCCCGACTTTCGGACGAGCTACCCTGTCAACCTTGTGCCTGTGCCGAAAGCCACGGGCATCTCGGAGGGCTATCTCCGTCCCGCTGATGGCATTGTAAAGACTGGTGACGGGCCTGGCTCAAACCGTGGCGGCCTGAATTGGAACGGGGTGCTTTACCGCGTGATGGGGACCAAGCTGGTGACTGTCGCGCAGAACGGCACGGTCACGGTGATCGGTGACGTGGGCAGCGGCGCGCGCGTGACGTTCACCTACAGCTTCGACTATCTGGCGGTTACGTCGGGCGGGCGCCTGTATCTATACGACGGCACAACGCTGACGCAGGTGACTGATCCAGATCTCGGCACGGCTCTGACCGTGGTTTGGATTGATGGTTACTTTATGACGACCGACGGCGAGTTCCTCGTCATCACCGAATTGAACAACCCCTTCGCCGTCGATCCGCTGAAGTATGGATCTTCGGAAGCCGACCCTGACCCGGTGAAGGCTCTGCTGAAGCTGCGCAACGAAATCTACGCGCTGAACCGCCACACCATAGAGGTCTTCGACAACACTGGCGCGTCGGGCTTTCCGTTCCAGCGCATCAGTGGCGCGCAGATCCAAAAGGGGACGCTTGGCACGCACACCTGCTGCGTCTTTGGCGAAAATATTGCCTTCATGGGCAGCGGCACCAACGAGAACATCTCAATCTACATCGGGGCCAACGGCACAGCGCAGAAGATCGCCACGCGCGAGATCGAGGAGATACTTGCGGGATATACCGAAGCACAGCTTTCCACCTCGTTCATGCAGGAGCGCACCGAGGGCGGCCACCAGTTCCTTGACATCCACCTGCCAGATCAGACCATCGTGTTCGATGCCGCAGGATCGCAGGCTGTCGGCCAGCCTGTCTGGTTCTTCTTGCGCACGTCGGTTGTCGGTCTCGGCCAGTGGGCTGTCAGTGATGCGATCTGGGCCTATGATCGGTGGAACGTCGGCAAGCCTAACGACACCGACGTGGGCTATCTGGACAAGAGCATTGCGACGCACTGGGGCGAGACAATCGGCTGGGAGTTCGGCACGATCATCGTTTACAACGAAAGCCGTGGGGCGATCTTCCATGACATGGAGTTGGTGTCGCTGACGGGCCGTGTGCAGCCCGGTGCCGATCCGACCGTGTGGACATCGTATTCGGTCGATGGCCTGACCTACAGCGTCGAGAAGCCTGCGCGCGTGGGCAAGCTGGGCGAGTACAACAAGAGGGTGGTCTGGCTTCAGCAGGGCAGCATGCGCAATTGGCGCTTGCAGAAGTTCCGTGGCACCAGCGAGGCGCAACTTGCAATGGCACGGCTGGAGGCGCGGGTCGAACCGCTGGCGTTCTGATGGCAGATCCGATCACCCTGAACCGCAATCAGATCGCCCGCTTTGTCGGAAACGATCCTGAAGCTATCAAGGCGATTGAGCGTCTGTTCCAAGTCGCCGGCACTTTAACGCCTTCCGACATTGCCACGCTGACGCAGTTGATCCTTGACAACAATTACGCAACAGGATCGGCAGACAACAAGGCAGAGGTGGCCTTGGCCATCGCAACGTCTGCTGAGAAGCTGGCCGATCTTTTCGCAACCCAGTCAGCCCCGCAAGATCCGCGCTTAGATCGGTTGCAAGACGTGCAGGCGCCCTCTGCTGCGGCTGGAATGGTCATCATCTACGACGCCACAAAGCGCCGCTGGTTGGCCAACACCATAACGGCAGGGGCGAATATTACTGTGACCAACGCAGATGGTGCGATCACGGTTGCTGTTTCCGGCCTCGGCACGATGGCTTTTGAAAATACCGGCGCGTCTGGGTCATTTATTGCGGGCCTGCAAACAGTCACCGTGGTTGATGGCATCATCACCAGCATAGTTTAAGGAGGCCAGCATGGCAGTCATCCCAAAGGTTCTCATCCCGGCCAAGCAGGCAGAGGCCGTTCAGACGGCACAATACACCGCGACGGCGGTTAAGGCGATCATCGACAAGTTCACGGTGACGAACACCAGCGCCGGCAACGTAGCCATCTCGGTCAACCTTGTGACGGTGAGCGGATCGGCTGGTGCATCCAACCTCATCATCGACGCTCGCACTATCGCGCCGGATGAAACCTACACCTGCCCTGAGTTGGTCGGCCATGTGCTGGAAGCTGGCGGGTTTATCTCGACGTTGGCAGGTGCTGCCACGTCGCTCACAATTCGCTGCTCAGGCCGGGAGGTGTCGTAATGGACGATATGATGATTGAGTTTGGTCTGCCGAAGATGAAGATCTCCAGCGCAGCCGAAAACAAGAAGAACAAGCAGGTTGCGATTGATAGCTGGCAGTTTGGCCCGGCCAATCCGTCGCTTGACCCGAAGGCGAACAAGCCGTTCTGGGCTGGTCTGGCCAAAGCCTGGGACATGAACGAGAAGGAAGCCCGCCGTCGCATGTGCCTGAACTGCGAATACTTCTGCGTTGACCCGATGATGCAGGCCATGATGGAAAGCATCCCGGTGACGGACTATGACGCTTCTGGCGGCGGTCGCGGCTATTGCAAGAAGTTTGATTTCGTCTGTTCCGCCCTGCGCGCATGCCAGGCGCACGAAGGAGACGATTGATGGACTACCGCGAAATGGCCCGCATGATCGCCATCGAAGAGGGCGTTGACCCCGATCTGTTCACGCGATTGGTCGAGGCTGAAAGCAGCTTCAACCAAGATGCCAGATCCTCTGCCGGCGCGATTGGCTTTGCCCAGTTGATGCCTGGCACGGCTGCCGATCTTGGCGTTGATCCGTACGATGACGAGGACAATTTGCGGGGCGGTGCGCGTTATCTTCGCCAGCAGCTTGACACGTTTGGAGACACGAACCTGGCCTTGGCTGCCTACAATGCTGGCCCCGGCAACGTGCGCAAATACGGCGGCATCCCTCCGTTTGAAGAAACGCAGAACTATGTCGCCAAGATCATGGGCGGGTACGGTGGCCAAGGCACAACGCCCACGCAATCCCGTTTTCGCCCGATGCCGGGTGGCGCCGAGGAGAGCGATTTCGCGCGTGGATACCAGCCGTCGAACCGTGTGGCGGATCTTTACGGGGAGCGCGTCGATCCGCTTTCCCTGTATAATCCCTATGCCATCCTCGAAAGGTTCCGTTTGCAATGACGAGCCTTGCCCGAAAAACCGATTTCTGCGATAATGCGGGCGCTGAGACTTTGGCCCACCAGCAGGCGCATCCCGCGATAGGCGAGCGAATGCGTGAAATCCTTGAGATGAACCTGAAATCTGCCTTCGACCTGCCCGATGCGGCGGTTGCTTGGCTGATCGGCATGTGGGACGCAATCCAGTTTCTGGATGATGTCGCTGATGGCGACACCGTTTCACGGTCGGCACAGGATCGGGCATTCAATCAGCTTTTGGTAGCGATGCCTGCCAATCCGTTCTTTGCCGCGAATGCGGGCGCATTGCTCCCGGTCGTTGCCGTCCAGCTTTTGAAGTGGCAGGCTTCTGACATGGTGGAGCGTGCGGGCAACGCTGACGCGAAGAGCTACATGTGGCGCGCTGGCTATTACGATCTGGTGCTGCTGGTCATTCAAATCTGTCACGGCTATGAGAAGGCGCTTCTGGCCGCGCCTTCGGTCATGTCGCTCTATGGCGAGACGCTGGCAGATTATCTTGGGGAGTTTGAACATGCCTAATCCTGTAGTTGGATTGATCGGCAGTGGTGTCGGCAGCGCAGTTATTCAATCAAAGGCAGCAAGCAAAGGCGCTGCCGCACAAACCGCATCTGCGCAGCAGGGCATCGACGAACAGCGCCGCCAGTTCGAAGTGGTGCGCGAGCTTCTTGCGCCTTTTGTTGCGGGTGGCACGACGGCGTTTGGCCAGCAGATGGCGCTGACAGGCGCGTCTGGTGCAGATGCCCAGCGCGCGGCTCTGCTGGCCATTCAAGAAGGCCCAGAATTTGCGGCGCTGGCCCAGCAGGGCGAGAGCGCGATCTTGCAGAGTGCGGCTGCCACGGGCGGTTTGCGTGGCGGCAACGTGCAGGGCGCGCTGGCCCAGTTCCGCCCGCAGATCCTGTCTGGTCTGATCGAACAGCAATACAGCCGCCTTGGCGGGCTTGCAACGGCTGGCCAGAACGCAGCGGCTGGCGTCGGAACTGCTGGCATGCAGACTGGTCAGAACATCTCTAGCCTCATGCAGCAGCAGGGCGCCGCGCGTGCCGGCAGCGCGCTGGCACAAGGGCAAGCATTTGGCAATCTGCTAGGCGGCGCCGGCATGGCCATCGGTCGCGGCATGGCGTATCAAGGCTACACGCCGCAAGGTGCTAGCGCACCGCTGACCTTCGGGCAGGGCATGTTCTACGGCGGAGGGGCGTTCTGATGGAACCCATCAACTACATGTTGGACGTGCAGAACCCCATCGAGGAGGCGATGCGCGGATATGGCCTCGGGCGGGCTGACATCGAGCAGCGCCAGGTGATGGACATGCGTGCCGCCGCAGAGGCCCGCGCCGCTTCTGAGTTTGAGATGCGCCGCGCCGAGGCAGAGCGCCAGCGTGCGGCGGCAGAGGCAGGTCAGGCCGAGTTGATGCGCCTTGCGGAACTTGGCGCCAACGCAACGACTGATGATTACACGCGGGCATTTATTGCTAACCCTGGAATCCGTCAGGATCTGTCTTCTTTGAGGACAATGTTTGAAGCCCCGAAGCTGGAAACCATGCTGAGAACTTCCCAAGATCTGTATGCCGCCGCGCGGATGGGGAATATTGACGCTGTGCGCAATCAGTTGACCGTGCAGCTTGAAGCAGCCCAGAACTCTGGCGATGAGGGCATGGCTGCTACCTACGGGTCCGCGCTTGAGCAACTAAACACAAACCCAGAAATGGGGCTGAATGCTATCGCCGCGACAAGCGCCTTTACCATGATGGAACTCAAAGGCCCGGAATATGTTGCTGGGATTGATAAGGCGTTGGGGGTAGGCGGTGAGGCGACAGGGACATTCCGCACGCTGCAAGAACGCGCAAGGGCTGCTGGCCTTACCGAAGGCACGCCTGAATATCGTGACTTCATGCTGCGTGGCGGCGGTGAAAAAGGCCCGCTGGTGCAGAACATCGTTGGCGCTGGCGAGACTGAGTTTGCCAAGAAAGCAGGCGCGGAGGCCGCGACCCAGTTTTCCACAATTGCCAATCAGGGGACGGCTGCGAGCCGCTCACTGGTGGAACTCGAAAACCTTGAGGCAAACTTGGCCAACGTCGAAACTGGCGGCGGCGCAGCGTTCAAAGCATTCTTGGGCGGCTATGGCATCAACACTGAGGATCTCGGTGAAATCCAAGCGGCACAAGCCGCAATCAATCGCCTTGTTCCGCAGCAGCGCCCACCTGGATCTGGCACCATGTCGGACGCAGACCTTGCGCTGTTCAAGGCATCTCTGCCGGCGTTGATAAATCAGCCGGGCGGCAACCAGATCATCATTGAGACCATCCGCGCCATCAATGAATATGACGTGGCAGCCTCAATCATTGCAGGGCAGGCTCTAGACGGTGAGATTACGCAGGCAGAGGCCCGCAAGGCATTGCGTGAATTGCCCAACCCGTTGGCTGACTTCAGGGCGCCAGAAACCGCGCCCAAGCCTGGAACGCAGCCAGTCGTGATTGATGGCGTCACCATTCAAAGGATCGAATGATGGCTGATTTTGAACTGACCACACCAGACGGCACGAAATACAAAGTCACCGCCGAGACAGAGCAGCAAGCCTTCGCTGCATTGCAGAAAATGCTTGGCGCGCAGCCTGTCGAAGAAAAGCCGGGCGTCTTGTCTCGGCTCTGGACATCCATTGCAGGATCTGATGCCGATCCCACCATCCCGGCAATGGTAAAGTCAAACCTCGGCCTGCCGCCAGCCCAAGCAGCGCAGATGACGGCATTGCTGGCCACGACGCGCAGCCCTGATCGCCTGCGCAGTGGCATTGCCAAGATCGAGCCTGAAGCCGAGTTTGGCGAGGATGAGGCTGGCCGCCTATATGCCGTCATGCCTGTCTATCGTGACGGCAAGAAGACTGGACAGTTTACGCGGGTTTATCCCAACGAGCCTGGTCTGGGCTTCACCGAGGCCATGCAGGCTGCCGGCGCTGTCGCTGCGACCACGCCTATTGGGCGCGGCCTGCGCGCTGTTGGCCTGCCCACAACGGGCGCGCTGGGCGCGGCTACCATCGGCGCAACCGAGGCTGCCGTGGTTGAGGGCGCAAGCTCTGCCCTTAGCGGTGCGCCGTTTCAGGTGACAGACATTCCAATTGGCGCCGCTGGCGGTGTCGCTGGCGAAAAGCTGTTCAACGTGGTCGGTTCGCTTGTAGGCGCAGCCCGTCGCAGCGGCGCGGATCGCGTGCTTGGCCCTGATGGCCGGCTGCTTCCCGGCCCAGCCAAACTAGTGCGCGATGCTGGCCTTGATCCCGATCAGGTGACGGCAGCGGTGGCCGCCGAGATCCAGAAGCAAGCCCGCGCTGGTGTTGAGCCAGGTGCTGCCGCTGTCACGGCTATGTCGCGCGGCCTTCCTGTTGAGGTGCCGATGACGCGCGGCCAGATCACTGGCAGCAAGGGTCAGCAGCTTGCCGAAGACATGATGGCAAGCGGCGCATATGGCGGTGCAGCAGAGCGCACTATGACAGGCTTCCGTGAGGGCCAGCAAGAGGCTCTGCGCGGCAACATCACAGCGATCACTGAAGGCATCGCGCCCGGTGCCGCACCCGTTGCCAAAGGTGAAGGTGGCCGTCTGGCGCAAGAGGCCCTTGTGGCTGCGCGTGCCGGCGACAAAGCGCGGGCTGATGATCTTTATGCTCAGGCGCGTGCGTCT